GTGGCAAACATTAGAAACCAAACAGGCAATAAATGGACCAGCATTACACCTATGGCAGATGCAAAACATACCATTGAAGATGTCATAGAGTTTTGGAAGAAACAGAACTTTGATCTTGGGTTAAATGCTTATGGTGGTAAAGCACCCGCAGGTAATTGTGATCTGTGTTTTTTAAAAGGCATGGATACCACCATCAAGATATTAAGAGAACGACCAGAATTAGCAGACTGGTGGATTGCCAAAGAGAAAGAAGTGGGTGCAACTTTTAGGAAAGATCGACCCAGTTATATTGAATTATTAGATATTAGTAAGCAGCCAAAAGAGCAAAGTTTGTTCAATGACGATGACCAAATGACCTGTTTTTGTCACGACTAACTATAGTAAAAATGTCACACAACTATAGTAAATATGTCCCAAACTATAGTAAATATGGGACACAACTATAGTCATACTTACTATAATATCCATAACTTAACATAGTTATAGGGAGTGAAATGCCTAAAGGCATTTACACCCCCAAAGAGAGAGGAAGAATATGAGAAGAAAAAACGAACATGATAAATACTGGTGGATCGTCCCTGGAGAGATCGAGGGCGAGCGCGAGAGTGGACTAGTCTCGCTCTCACTCGCGCGAGAGAGCAAAGACTTCTCGAAGCTGCGTAATCTGGTATGGAAGTGGTATCGCTGGAACGTTGCAAGTCGCACTGACTTGAGCGCGAGCGCGAAACTTTTTGGCTGGTCACTAGTGGAGCGTTGGAGATATGAGACGTTCAGCTCACACGATGCATTGAACTACTATACCCAAATGATAGGGTTGAATAGAAAAACTTGCGGTAGAGCCTTACAGGAGCTCAGTGATGCTAATCTAGTGTGGATTGTATTAGAGGATGAGAAGAAGCGATTAAATAAAAGTCAGGCGCGAGGGCGGAAACATTTTCTGTTGGTGGGACTGAGCGACTTAATTAGGGGAGAGAAAGCCACTCATTAGTTGTCCCAAGAGTAGTGCTTGTTTTATCTGGTAAAGTACAAGCGGACTTTCTTTTGCGGTATCAATCTTCTTAATTTAAATAATTAATTAGATCGCCCAAATTATCTATCCATCCAATGATTAACTACTGCGTAAAGAATTAGCACAACAGTTAGCCAGATTAAGAAACCGATTCCAGTGATGTAGCCGATGATTTCAATCATGGCCCGTTCCCATACAGTCAACGCAATGTTCTCCGTCTGGTAAAGATCCTACACCTTTGCAGTTTGGGCATTTATCGTTCATTCGATGACCCGGTATTCTGTTTTGGTTTTTTTACGCTTATCACTGGGATACTCGTTGACCACTCTACCGCTTGCGAATCTTGTCTGCACTCGCCCATTGCGAACTTCTATCGCAGTGACCTGTCCATCCAAGCCTTCCTTGTCTAGGCGTTTACGTTGCGCTTCTACGTCATTTGAATACTGAGTCATTTTATCTCCTTGGTTTTATAGCTTTTTAAAATTGATTTGTTTTTATTAATGATGTCCTGAAACTGTCTAGCACTGATTCCAAGATCGGTTAATGCATCTAGAGCCTTAGGATTAATTAAAGCGTTGAACTTAGGATGCGTCAGTATCTTGTTGAGCATCTCGTGTTCTTGGCGATTAATCTTTGGTTTCTTAAAGTTGTATTGAGTCACAGTCATTACGCAACCTCCAACATTGACAAAGGAACACTACACTTACCTTTTGGTAAATTTACTATTGCTCTTGTTTGCTTGATCTCTGTCACAGTACCTAAAGTCTTTTTAGTCTTTTGAACTACATAGACTTGGCAACCAACAGTTAGTTCGTTTTCTACCAATGAGTCCATGCGCTTGTAAATCATTGGAATCAATGCGTCAAGTTCCGACCTTGATGTCATTGTATTGATTAGTTGTTTTATATTTTCCATTTCATATCTCCTTTTTGTTTTTCTTGTGTAGTTTATAAAGATCCTTTTGTCGTTGGATATCTTCTTGCATATCTTCCCAAATCTCGTTCTTAACTTCTTGCTTAACATCAGCATCAAGTTTGGTAACGATCTCAAAGTCAGATTTGTTTGGTGTCCACCATTGGTGATTCACTGATTTGTATGCAGGTGATACTTCACCTTCAGTTTTCCATTGCCACTGAATGACACCATGTTCGGTTTTACTATATAGATACATTAGGCAGTCTCTCCTCTGGTTAGTCTCAGCTCTCGCTCTTTCACCTTACGATCATTCTCTTTACATCTGTAAGCATAAGTCAGCAAAGCCATGAACTCTTTAAAGCTACTTGCTTCGATTCTCACATCTCCGACATTGGTTATAATTCTCATTACGCTGCTCTCATTTTTGCCAAACGCTTTTCTAAATCTTTTTTGTAAAGACTATGAGAAAATTCAACCTGATCATCTGTCCATGTGCAAGCACATAAAAGTTGAATAAGGTGTTTTGCATTATTTGCATAGCTAACAGTCACACCATCAACTTCTAAAAACCAATCATTAGCTCTGCCACCTGCTTTAATGCCGCCATAGATTTCAAATGTTTTATTAGTACCAGTCTCACCGATAATTTTAATGCCTTCAGCCTTAATAGTTTTTAACCCTTGATTTACCCAAACATCAGATAAGCAGTTGTTAGCATCATTGCCAACTTCTCTACCATTAAGGTATACATCATAGATTCCAAGAAGGTTACCTTCCCAGTCTGTTCTTTCTTTTAGTTTTACTCTCATACTCTCTCTCCCTTTTTTGCAGCCTTTATTGGCTACATAGGTATTATAAAACTAATTGAACGCACAATGCAACTCTTTTCTACGCACTAACCAATAATATAATACTTAATTTGTTTTCAACTATTGTTTAATCACTTAGAATGTTTAGATGGAGAATAGAGAGATAGTGTACAAAAATGTTGCTGATTTAATTCCTTATGCAAGGAATAGTCGCACACATGATAAAGACCAGGTAAGCCAAATTGTCGCAAGTATTAAGGAGTTTGGGTTTACCAATCCTGTTTTAATTGATGATGAAGGCTTAATTATTGCTGGTCATGGTAGAGTTCAGGCTGCACAAAAACTAAACCTTAAAACTGTTCCAACTATATGTTTGGATTACTTAACTGAAGCACAAAAGAAAGCGTATGTTATAGCTGACAATCGGTTGGCTTTAAATGCTGGTTGGGATTTTGATATGTTGAAGGTTGAGCTTAATGATTTAAATGACCTGGACTTTGATGTGTCTTTACTTGGCTTTGATGATAAAGAGATTAACGACATATTAGCCGATCCAACTGAGGGTTTAGTAGATGAGGACAGCACTCCAGATTTGGTTGAAGATCCCATAACAGTGGAAGGCGATATTTGGCTGCTTGGTAATCACAGGCTTATGTGTGGTGATAGCACAAGCATTGATGCTGTGGATAAGTTAATGGATGGTAATAAAGCAGATATGGTTTTTACTGATCCGCCTTATGGAATAGATTACAGTGGGGGTCGAACACAACTCACTAAATCACATCACAGAAAAATTAAAAACGATGCTTTAGTTGGTGATGATTTGGGTGGCTTAATTGAGCTAGCTTTTATTGCAAAAAAAGACAATGCAGATGTTTATGTGTGTGTCTCACCATTAATTCAACTTCCATTTATCAAAGTATTTGAGAAACATAACGCCAATATAGATGCTGTAATTGTGTGGGATAAAAAAAATGCTGGTTTAGGTTATATGATATATCGTCGACAATGTGAATTTATATTGTTTCATAAAGGATCTCCTTTTTGTAAAGGCGATAAATCAGATTTTGATCTTTGGTCTTTTAGTAAAGATTCAACATCTAAATATGTTCACCCAACGCAAAAACCAGTTGCTATTTCTGAGCGGGCAATAAGTAATTCGTCTGAGCCGAAGGATAAAGTGTTAGATTTGTTTGGTGGTAGTGGTTCTACATTACTTGCTTGTGAGAAATTAGATCGTTCAGCTTACTTAATGGAGTTAGATCCAAAGTATTGCGATGTCATAATCCAAAGGTGGCAAGAATTTACTGGTCAAAATGCAGTGCATTTAGATTCAAATAAAACTTATAATGAGTTAATTAATGATATAAATGATGGATAAACCTAGAAAAAAACCCGGAAGAAAGCCTGTTGTTATTGATATCGACAAGGTTGAACAACTTGCAGCTCAAGGTCTTGGGCCTTATCAAATTTCCCGTGCCTTAGGGATTTCTTGGGACACTTACAACAAAAATAAAAAGCGAAGTTTGGAATTATCGGAAGCTATAAAAAGGGGAGAAGCAAAAGGTTTGGCGCGAGTTTCGAACAGTTTGTTTAAGTCAGCCAACGAAGGCAATGTGACGGCCCAGATATTCTACTTAAAAAACAGAGACTCTAAGTCCTGGAGCGATCGCCAAGAGGTAAATCACAACTTAAATCTGGCAGAAATATTAGATTCAGCTAAGAGTCGCGTGATTGATGGTGAAGTGCTGCCTGATAAGTTAAACTCACCACGAGTCCTTACAAAGGACACGTTGCCAAACAAAAATACGGGCTAGGCGTGGGAACTCTCTCATCTCCCTACTGTATCCATGCCAGACTGGGCAGCCCGGCAAAATCTACTCTCCGATTTTGCAACCCCCCCAGTCACCTTTTAGGGCGGGGGCTATAAATTTAGAACACTTGAGCTAAAATTTTTTAATTTTTTTATGAAGTACGAACCAAAACAAGAAAAGCAGTTAATGACCGAACTATGGTCAATGAACATCAAAGATGATCCATTAAACTTTGTGAAGTTCGTCTTCCCATGGGGACAAAAGGACACCCCCCTCGAACATTTTGAAGGGCCTCGCAAGTGGCAGGAAAAAATTTTACGAGATATTACAACGCACATACAAAGAAACGACAGCTTAGACTTACCAGAGATGTTTAGACTGGCTGTGGCTTCAGGTCGTGGTATTGGTAAATCAGCATTAGTAGCTTGGTTAATCATTTGGATGTTATCCACAAGACTGGGCGCAACCATTATTGTTACCGCCAACACCGAACAGCAGCTTAGATCAAGAACATGGGCTGAACTTGGTAAATGGATAACTCTATCTATTAACTCGCACTGGTTTCAAAAAACCGCCACTACAATTAAACCTGCTGGGTGGTTTGAAGAAGCGTTAATTCGCGACCTAAAGATAGATACTGGGTACTATTATGCACAAGCGCAGCTGTGGAGCGAGGAGAATCCAGACGCATTTGCAGGTATTCACAGCTCCTACGGGGTGTGTTTAATCATGGATGAGGCATCAGGTATCCCCGCGCCCATCTACAGCGTCTCCGAGGGGTTCTTTACCGAACCCACACAAAATAGATACTGGTTTACCTTCTCCAACCCGCGCCGAAACACAGGCCCGTTCTACGACTCTTTCCACGCGAAAAAGAAATTCTGGCAAAACCTACAAATAGACTCGCGCACTGTCGAAGGCACTGACCAAAAACTCTTCCAATCGATGATCGAGCAGTATGGCGAAGATTCTACTGTCGCGCGCGTGGAGGTCATGGGTGAGTTTCCTAGCGCAGACGATGATACTGTCATACCGCTTGACTTAGTGCGCGGTGCGGTAGAACGCGATGTCACGCTCACCGCGAATGAACCAATTGTTTGGGGTTTAGATGTTGCGCGATTTGGTGGCGATAACAGTGCTTTGTGCGTGCGCCAGGGAAACACTGTCTTAGAAATTAAATCATTTGCCTCCATGGACTTAATGCAACTTTGTGGTGTGGTTAAAAATCGCTACGATGATTCGACTGTCATGGAGCAACCCCAAGAAATATTAGTCGATGTGATTGGACTTGGTGCGGGTGTGGGTGATCGACTGCGTGAGCAAAATTTACCAGTGCGCGGGGTGAATGTGGCAGAAGCTCCAAGTACCAAAAAGAACTATTTGAACTTGCGTGCTGAGTTATGGTTTGC